GTCAAACCGCTGCACTAAGACCTACTGATAATAACTTCGTTGCTGGTGCAGCGGAACGAGAGATAACTGCCACTGGCGCCGAGCAAGTTTCTGCCTCCGAAGTTGATGGGCAGGGATCTCGTTTGTCCGCTGGTAACGGATCTCTTGAGGATTCTACTTCTACAGTTGACGGAACCGCTGAACGTATTGTTGTATCTGAGTCAGGCACGTTGGTCACGGACAACGCTTCTGTGTTTTCTGTCATCGAGCGTACCATTTCTTCTGTTGAAGCAGACCTAACTGCTGATGAAGTGGGCGTTGTTGTAGTTGCCGGCGACGCCGAGCGAGTAGTTGTTACTCTGGTTTCTGGTATCACAGTTGATGATTCTTCAGAAGTTGATGCCGTGGGCGAACGTATAGTCAACGGAAAGGAAGTGAACGTTCTATCAGACGCGTCTATCATCTCTGGTGTCGCTGAACGTATTGTTGTTTCTGAACAGACTTCCCTTGAGTCCCAACAATCTTCTGTCGTTGCCGACGCTGAACGTATTGTCACACAGGTAGGCACCGCAGAGTTACAACTGAATGAATCTAATGTTGATGGTGTCTCTGAACGAGAGATCAGAACATCGGTTGATCTGGACACAACAGAATCTATTATTGATGTTACCGCTAATCGTGGTCGAGTATCTTCTCCTGAACTCGAGACCTCTGCTCCTGAAGTAGAAGGTCTTGCTGAGCGCAGTGTAGTTCTTGAATCTGGTATCGAACAAGGCGATGTTTCTGAAGTCGACGGCGTTGGTGTACATACTGTCGTTCTTTCAATCTCTGTAGAAGCACAGTCTTCTACCACCACAGGCGTGGCAGAACGTGAAGTTGAGACAAACCAATTAAATCAGGCACTGACTGTAACAGACACCCAAGTTTCTGGTGCTGCTGAACGCATTGTAGTTCTTGAATCTGGTATCGAGCAAGTTGATGCTTCTGACGTTGATGGTGTCTCTAGTCGTTTGGTAACTGCTGAAGGCACATTGACTGTCACTGACTGTATTTCTGTTGGAGTTGCCGAGCGTATAATAACTTCTCACGAGATAAACAACGGCGTGCCTGTTGTCACTCTCGAGGCAGAGAACTGCGCGGTCGTTGCCGTAGGCAAGAGGAATATTGTATCAATATCTGCTGACCTCAAGGTAGACGAAAGCAAAGTAGTTTTCGACATTGATATCTTGGATGATGCTGCGTTAGTACCTCTAATCAGAAGTTACGCCCTCCGCAAACCTCGTCAGAGAGTTATTATATCTAGAAAGGCACCTTTACAGAGGTTTACTTCTCAATCGAAAGCAACAAGAGAAATATCTATCCGTGTAGGAACGGTGTTTAAAGAAGACTAAATAGAATCAGATTAAATTAGGAAACTACCATGGCACAATACGAAGATTTAGAAGTCGATCAGGGTTCAGACGCAAAGTGGCGCGTCAAGTTGCTCGACGCTGATGGTACAACAAGAGACCTCACAGACTACAGTGTTCGGGGAAGTGTTAATAGGAACTATGATGCCGACTCTAGCGAATCATTGTCATTCTTCACCAGTATTATACAACCATCAACCGATGGTGTATTTGAATTTCGTTTAACTAACACCCAAACAGACAGCATGACCTCTAGGCGTTATGTGTACGACTTGGAGATCGAATATATAGATCTAGACAGCGCAACTATTGTAGAGCGCGTTCTTGAAGGTAATTTGATGTTATCTAAATCAGTTACAAAGTTTTCTTGAGATTCAAAGGAGTATAAATAATGGGTATAAGAACAAAGGGCGGTCTCGGTAAACTCTCCGGCACCGCTACAATAATCCGTAAGGATGGCACACGGGAAGAAGTCCCGTTCACATCAAAGGCGTCTAAAACCGCTGTTGATAAACTGATCGCTGCGCGTGCAGCAAAAAAACCAAAGTAAATAACTCTTTAGGAGAATTAAAATGGCAGTAACTCACCCAACAGATGTCCGCAATGGTATTGCTGATCTCGTTGTAGACCTCATCGACGCTGGCGGTGCTGGAACAATTGTCTTCCAAGACGGTAGTTCTGGTGACTCTGACGTTGCAACATTAACTTTTAGCGCAACTGCCTTTGGTGCTGCTGCGAGTGGTATTGCCACTGCTGCTGCTATCACTGACGACACCGATTGTAATGCAGGAACTGTATCAAAGTTCACTGTATTCTCTGGCGCTGGCGATTCTTGCTTTACTGGTAGCGTAACAGCAACTGGTGGTGGCGGCGACATTATCTTGTCTTCTGTTGCAATCGGTTCTGGCGATACCATTAGCATCTCTTCGTTGACTTACGAAGCACCAAACTGATTAGAGTTGAGTTATTTGCTCATTGGGGGAGAATCCTCTCCCCCTTCTCTAATCACAAGCAGTTATGAATGTTATTTTTGACATCAAGGAATAAGGTGTAATGGCCACGCTCACATTGAGAAACACCAAAGGTTCTGCTCTAACTTTCGATGAGTTAGACTCGAACTTTCAGGCACTTGATTCTGACATAACTACGATCAACAACACATTGAGTTCAGGCGTAGGTCTTGGTGCCGACTCTGTTAACTCTCTCATTGATGCTCGCATCGACTCCGACGACTTCGTTGACCTGACCACCGTTCAAACTATAACTGGTGCAAAGACTTTCAACGGGGGCATCACAGTTAGCAGTGGTCTCATTGCTAACAGTCTAACATACCCAACCGCTGACGGTAACACAGGAGAGTTCCTGAAGACCGATGGTGCGGGTAATCTAACTTTTGACGCTGTAACGGCATCATCTTCATACGACTCTGCAAAGGTTCAAGGTCAGATCGACTCTGACTTCGGTACAAGAACCACAGCAGAACTCACTGAGTTGACCAACCTTTATTACACTGACGCACGTGCTCGTGCCGCAATCAGTGTCATAGGCGACTTGTCTTATAACTCTGGTACTGGTGTAATCTCTTATACTGATAGTGCTCAACACACTTCCTCTGAGATTCGAGGAATGTTTTCTGGTTCTGGAGACATATCATACAACTCCACTACTGGCGATATCGGTGTCACCACATACAAGACAGCAGACTTCACCACTGACTTTGCCGCTGAGTCTATCTTCAACCTGAGCGATGTCACCTCTGGCACTGTTGTGACTAACCTGAACGCTGATAAGGTCGACGGGTTCAATGGTATAGCAGTTTATGACCGCAATGGTACTCTTCTGAACTGATGTAATGTTCAAGTTCATAACCAGTGAATGGGACGAATATGCCGAGAGTTTCATGCGGAAACAAGGAAGGCATCGTCGAGCGACAGGAAAACATTACTTCGCCGCTGACTGTAACGGTAAACCTTGCTGGATAATCAGCATCCCTCGGATTAGAATCGGATATGTTCCTGGCCAACGCTGGGCAGAGATAAACACCTTCTCCGATTTAAACGTACCCTTCCAAGAAACATCCCTGACTCACAGACAAAGACGCGCATGCAGACACGTTGGTCTTTACCTTGGGTTGTCTTGGGCATTTAACACAATGAACGTCGATGGAATATATGGTAGGATTGAGGAGAACAACGAGAAAGTTATAAACTTCATGCTTGGTGTTGCTCCCGTTATGATACCAACAGAAGAGTATGCGTTTGATGGCGTTAGGTTCTATCAATGGCGGTACACAAGGCAAGAGTTTTGGCAAAGTGACTTCTATAAGAATGCACTGAAGGCAGTGCAACATCTGTGATAAAATTTGTTACAAGTCAATGGGATGACCGCGCCGATCAATTTATGAGTCAGCAAGGCAAGTGGCGAAATGCTAAGGGCACCGAATACTGTGCTGGGGTTATATACAATCACGACATATTCATTATATACAGTAGTCCACGAACAAGGACAGACTTCGTAGAAGGCGAGCGTTGGAAAGAGGTCAATGTATTCTCTGACTGGAGAAAACTCTCCAAGAATACCAACCTAACAAAAGATCAGAAGCGAAAGGTTCGAAACTACCTGTTGTATCAGGGCATGAGTTGGGCGTTTAGGGAACCTGCCATATATGGTGTGTGGGGTAGAATATTCTCTGGTAACAAGGGAGTCAATGCGCTCGCTGGTCACTTTGCAAATAAACCCCTAATCTCAACTGGCAAGTATTCAGAAGCATCGGGAAATGAGTTCCTTGAGTGGAGATACACAAGAGAAGAATTTGTGACTGGACCCATACCACAACTTGCAAAAGATTCAGTGTACAATTTCTGAACGTATAAATAAAACTAAACTCTGTAAGGAAACCTACAATGGCAGTCATATCAACAAGGCAAGGACTGATCGACTATTGTCTACGTCGCCTCGGCGAACCAGTAGTTGAGATCAACGTCGACGAAGATCAGATAGAAGATAAGGTCGACGACGCCCTACAAGTATATCAAGAGTTTCATGGAGATGCAACACAGCGTGTATATTACGAGCACCAGTTGACGCAAACTGACATCGATAACAAGTACATCACTGTTCCTACTAACATCTTATATGTGACCAAGATGTTCCCTGTCAGCAGTGCTATCATCAACAGTTCTAACTTCTTCTCGTTCAACTACCAATTTGCCATGAGTGATATGGGCGTGAACGGAATGATCGGTGGAGGTGGACTGGCATACTACGAGCAAACTAAGCAGTATATGGAACTGATTGATATGAAGGTGAACGGTCTGCCTCTCATAACTTTCTCTCGCCGTTCAAACCGAGTGTACCTGTTTTCCGATATTGAAGACGGTGGGTTGACCGCTGGCAAGTACGTTGCACTTGAAGTTTACGAGACTATCGATCCAACTCAACACTCCGCTGTATACAACGATATGTTTATGAAAGACTTTACTACTGCGTTGATCAAAGAACAGTGGGGCATGAACATGTCCAAGTTTGAGGGTATGCAACTCCCAGGCGGTGTTACTATCTCCGGTCGTGCAATACTTGATGATGCTAAATCTGAGATTGAAACACTGCGTACAAGGTTGCGTGAAGAGCAAGAAATTCCTCCTTCGATGTTTATAGGTTGAACCATGGCAACTTCCCGTCATTTCCGTCACAACGTCCGATCCGAGCAGAACCTATATGAAGACTTGATTGTCGAGTCTTTAAAGTTCTATGGTCAGGACATATACTATCTTCCACGCGAAGTGGTTTCTCGTGATATGATCTTCAACGATGAGATCCTCTCGAGTTTCGAACACGCATACCGTGTCGAGGTTTATGTTGAGAACATAGAAGGTTTTGATGGTGATGGAGACCTATTCCAAAAGTTTGGTGTAGAGATACGTGATGCCGCAACTCTGATAATGTCGCGTCGCCGTTGGAACAACGAGATACGCAAGTATCAAGAAGGCACGGAAGTCGGTGAGAAGTATTATCGCCCACGTGAAGGCGACCTTATCCACCTACCACTTTCTGGTTCTACCTTCGAGATTATGAAGGTGGAGGACGAGAATCCGTTCTACCAGATCGGGCAGTTGCCGACATTCAGTATGCGATGTGAACTCTTTGAATTCACTAACGCAAGGTTCGACACTGGTGTCCCAGAGATCGACGACATCCCAGAGTTTGCTGCATACCAGTGGCAACTTACTATGGACTCTGCCTCGACTGGTTACCAAATTGGTGAAACAATTACTCAAACTTTCCCGACATACAACGTAACGGGCGAGGTCGTACACTGGCAAGACTCTGATCAATCAGAGGGTGGCAACATACTTCGTCTTGCCCATGTTGGTAACAACTCTGGGGACTACAAGGCATTCGCTAGCAACAAACTCATCGTCGGTGACACCTCGGGTGCCAAGGCATTTCCGACAGTTATACAAGAACTACAAGAGATACAACCAGCAAGTCCTGGCGGTGCAGATGGTAATGTGACTTCGTTTGATGTTTCTGCGCTTGAGTTCCTAGACTTCAGCGAGTCAAACCCATTCGGAGACATTAACTGATGTTTGGTACACACTTTTACAATGAACGGGTTCGTCGGTCGGTTGCTATCTTCGGGTCGATGTTTAACAACCTCTACATCATACGCAAGCATGGCGACACTGTCTATGACCAGATGAAAGTTCCTCTGGCGTATGCGCCTCAGCGCAAGTTCCTTGAGCGTATTGCAGAGATGAACAACGGAGAAGATAACGAGAGGCAACTCGCTATCAAGTTGCCGCGTATGTCTTTCGAGATTGTCAACATACAATACGACGCCCAGCGCCAGTTACCAAAAATGAATTCCTTTTGTAAACCTGGATCCGAATCTGGTAAAGGGCAAAAGTTCTACACAGCAACTCCATACATCATAACATTTGAGATGAGCATCTATGCCAAACAGCATGACGATGCCCTACAAGTAGTCGAGCAAATACTCCCATACTTCTCTCCCCAATATACTCTGTCGGTTAAACCAGTCGACGATGTTGATATTGTGGAAGACGTTCCGGTAATCCTTCAGTCAGTGACCTTTACTGACGACTTCGAGGGTGCTATGGAAGCGAGAAGGACTATCATATACACCCTTTCGTTTGATATGAAAGTTTCTTTCTACGGTCCAAAGGCAGCGGAAGGCGAACTTATTAATCGTATCGATATGGACCTCTATAACATGGATGTCAACGCAGCAGACTCGGATAAATACATTGAGACGGTTAGGGTAGAAACTAACCCGCAACCAGTGAGTCCAGACCCTGACTACACTATAATTACTGATATACTTGATAGCGACCAATTTGTGCCACATGACTACACAACCACGTAAACCAGATTATTTCTTCCATGTTGAGGGAGTTACATTACCAGAAGAGTTGAGGGAAACCCTTATAGAGCAATCTAAAGCGAAGACTTCTCTGTTTCATTCATCGCAAGCAGCAAACCCTGAGATCATTTACCGTTTCGACATATCAAGGTCGGTAAGAGATGTGATGTATACAATCAACAAGATAGACTCCTGCCCTGCGGTGGAAGGTACGTCATACGTTCCGAACTGGAACACCCCTGAGTTGAAGATACTTTGGGATATGATCCACCCTGAAGCGCAACAGTACATAGCGTACATTATATTGCAGGGATCTCAACCTTATGGTTTCATGTCACCGCATAAAGATTGGGAGCATTTCAGGGAATACCGAAAGGCAGTAATGTTCCTACCCCTGACCCCATATGATGCTGAAGAATGGGCACCTCTGACATACTATAACGAAGCGGGGCACACAAAGGTTGCCGAGGTAGAGTGGTCTCCCTGTTATGTCGCTGATTCGCAGAAAGTTCACGGATACGAGAACAATAACAACTACAGGGCAAGTGCTGCTATTGCATTTACCTGTGGTGAAGCAACTATACATACTCTGTATGAACAAGGAAAGTTGATGGCATGAGTGACTCTGATAAAGACAACGATTTCGACTTCGCCCGAGAAACTCTATACGATATGATCTGTAAAGGTCGTGACGGTGTAGAGGAAATGTTCGAGGTTGCAAAGGCATCAGAACACCCAAGGGCATACGAGGTTCTTGCCAAACTGATTAAGGATACAGCAGACGTATCCAATCAACTGCTAACTCTTCAAAAGCAGAAAAAAGACTTGGACAAAGTAGACGCTCCAACAACTGCTGCACTTCCTCATGGTAATACAACTAACAATGTTTTCGTTGGTTCTACTACTGAATTGCAGAGAATGTTGAAAGATATTAATGAGAAGGAAGTGAGTTCTAATCATGACGCAATTGATCATAGACACGACGAAGAATAAATCTGATACATCATATCTCGGCAACCCACATATAAAACGCGATGGCGTCGAAGAAGATTGGACCCAAGAGAAAGTAGCAGAATATGCGAAGTGTATGGCAGACCCAGTACACTTCGCCAAAACGCACCTCAAGGTAATCAACCTTGATGACGGTCTAGTACCCTTTGACCTTTATCCATATCAGGAGAAGATGTTCGAGCACTTCAACTCGAACCGTTTCTCTGTCGTACTCGCCTGTCGTCAGTCTGGTAAGTCTATCTCCTCTGTTGCATACCTTCTCTGGTATGCTTTGTTTCATCCAGAAAAGAACGTCGCAATCGTAGCGAACAAACACGCCACATCAAAGGAAATGTTGGCGCGTATAACTTTAATGCTGGAGAACTTACCCTTCTACCTGCAACCTGGATGTAAAGCGGTAAACAAGAACAACATAGACTTCAGTAACAACTCAAAGATATTTGCTGCTGCTACCTCTGGATCTTCTATCCGTGGACAGTCGGTGAACCTACTTTTCTTGGACGAATTTGCATTCGTTCAAAACGCCGCAACCTTCTACACCTCGACTTATCCTGTAGTTTCTTCTGGTAAGGACACAAAGGTTATAATCACTTCTACTGCCAACGGTATCGGTAATCCGTTTCATAAGATCTGGGAAGGTGCTGTACAGAAAGTAAACGAGTATAAACCATTCCGCGTTGATTGGTGGGACGTTCCTG